TTCTTGCTGTCCAAAGAGTTCAGCATAACCATCGATAAGTCTTTGCCTAAACTGTAAAAAAAAACAATAGCCCCTAAGACTGCATCTAAAGGGAAGTCCTTTGCTATTTCGCTTGTATCAGGGTTGTAGTCTTTTATTGTGTATCTGTTGCCTCGCTTGTGTTCTATTGGTCTGAATAGTACGTTAACCGCTCTGTGCAAGTTGTCGTTGTCGCTTATAAAAGTGTCTAAGTCCATATACTCCCCAAAACTCATATCGTCAAGCTCAGGTATAAATCCGTAGTCAATCCCTTTGAGTCTGAATCTATTTATAAGTTGGTGTTCGGTGTCAAACATAGTATTTATAATCTCGCATATCTCTGCTATGTCTGTAGCCTTCATATTTCTAACTACTACCTCAGGCACCTTACAAAATATCTCTACAATCTTTAATTGTATTGCAGTGTCTTTGGTTTTGTCTAGGTCTGCCTCTAGCTTTGCAAACTCTTGGTATTGCGCTAAGGTTATCTCGTTGAGGCTTGTTGGTATTCTTAGATTGACTTTCATACTAATATATAAACGTTTTTAAATTATTTTAGTGAACAATATACTTCCCTCTGTTTGGGTTTTGTAGTTGGTAGCCTACAGCGTATCTTATAGCATCTAGTAAGTGGTTGTACTTATCTACAGGAGTGTTTGACTTTCGCTCTAGCCATCTGTAGTTATTGAGTTCTTTGATTAGGTTTCTGCTTGCTGGATCTACAACTAAGTCATAGTCTTGTAAGAGGCTTATCCCATAAGTTACACTGCCTTGACCTTTTATACTGGGCTTTACATTACACCCTTTGGCTTTTATTTCGCTTAATAGTCTTGGTTCTGCGCTGTCTCCTATTATAAGGCCGTCCTTTGCGTATTTAGTGTTAAGCTCTGCTATTTGTGAAGTTGTAAGTCTAGGCAGATAAAAGCACTCTTTTAAATAAATAGTCTTTGTTGCTGTGTTTATGTTACACTCTACTAAGGTTGAGGGGTCTGCTGCAAAGCCGTAGTCTTGACCCCAAACACTTACGCTGTATCTTTTAAACTCACCTATTGTCCAGTTGTTAAATATAACCCCTTCCGCTTTACTCATCCAAGCCCCCAGCATTTGTTGTTTGTATTTCTCTGGACGTCTCAGCTTCATTTGTTCAATCTGTTCAATGTAGCTTTTTGACAGGTGTTCTATGTTATCTTTGTAAGTGGTGTGAATGTAGGTTGTATTCCCTTTAGTTATATTACTGCCCTCTTGCACCCCTCTGTCCTCGTAAAAACGTCTGTATATAAAGTGTTCTTTGGTTGTAGGGTTAAGTATTAGAATAACTCTGTTTTGTCTGCCTTGCTGTCTTACACTCAGGTCTATAGTGTCAAACTTCTGCTCGTCTGTTAGTTCCTCTGCTTCATCTACTACCCAAGTTGTGATACCTTGCAGAGATTTAAGGTTTGCTGTTTGGTCGCCGCTTGAGGTCTTTATACCTCTAAAAATTATTTTGCTGCCAGTCTTTTTATTTATTATTTCGTCTTTGGTTATGTGGAAGTCCTGTGTCATTTGCAACTGCTCTAGCTTGTCTAAGAACTCTGGGATAATAGAAATGTAAGCTGAGGTTAGAGTGTACCTTGTAAATAAAATTGTATGTTTAGACTCGTAAGTAAGCATCACTAAAAGCGCATTGATTGAAAAAGACTTTCCAGACCCTCGGCCACCGCTTACTATATAGTACCTACTATCGTTTGAAATTATAGGAAGATACTTTTTTTTTACTTTAATCAACGAATTTTATTAAGTCTTTAAAATTGATGTTTAAGCCCTCGCTAGAGTTAATGTCCATACTTTCTTTAGGCTTACCGTAACGATAGCTTAAATACGTCTGTAAGGCTCTCATATCTCCCTTTGCTACAAGCTTACCTAGGGTTTCTATTGCCTCGTCTTTGTCTATTATATTGTCTAGGCGTTCTATTAGTTTTTGCTCTTGTGCCTTTGGCTTCCTACCAGCACCCTGTCTTGCGCCCCCATAATTTTTACTCATATATATAAATCTTGAAAAAACTTGATTATTCAAGTTACTAATATATAAACAAACTTATTTTTTTTTAGCCTAAAAGTATCTCTTGTATTTTGTCTATTTGTTTTACAGAGGCCTTTGGTATTTGTTTTAATACATATAATTTGGGATCCCCTATAAGTGCTTTAAACACAAGTTTTATATCTGGGTTGTAAAAACAAATTTGCTCATAGTTTTTTAAGGAGTAAAGTATAGTGGCGTGATGTATCTTATAGCCGCAGCGTTCATAGTCTCTCATTATTTCTGTGAGTCTCATCTTTTTAACTTTGCTCATATATCTGTTTGCTACGGATCGCATCTCTGTAACTTCCCTTCGTCTTGTTTGTTCAAAGATGTCTATTTGTGTAAGATCTTTGATTGTGTCTCTAATCGTTTCTAACTTCATAGTTTTTGACTTTGTGTATAATATAGCCGTTTTGTTTTAGCAGTTGTATTGCTTTGTCTATTTTCTCTTGCTCTTGTCTGTAAGTGCAAAATATTTCGTTGTGTATTACCATTGTTTCTTATTATATTTACTTAAAGGCGCTTTGCCTTCTTTTTCTAGTTCTTTTTGTAGGTTTGCTAAAGCCCTCCAGCAGACCTTGGCAGAGTGTCTAATTCCGTCAGTGTCTATTGTTCCCACTTCCATAAGATGTCTTGTTAAAGCATCTAGTTCGTCTGAGCTTTTACTTCTATCCCAATGTAAGGGTTTGTTGGGGTGGTGCTGTTGGTTGCCTATCCAAGAAGTCTTGGCTACCTCTCTTATAGCGTCTGGGAAGTATTGTAACACTCCGCTAAATACTGGTATCTGTTTTCTCTTCATTCTTTGCTAGAGTTAGTTTTATAGCTTCTATCTGTACATATAATTGAGCTACTATGTTCTCAAGTCTTAGTATGCGTTGTATCTGTGTGTGTTTCTTTTGTTTCATTATAGTGTTTTGGGTAAGGTTGCTCTTTCAATGTACATTTTTTTTTTGCCCTTTGGTCTAAGAACTTAATGTATCTAAATTGCCTTAATTTTTCGCTCGTTGCTCTGTTCTTATTTTCTTGTAAGTATTTAGCGGACTTGCTTAGGCTAGGGTTTCTTGTCATTAAGCTATTATGGTATATATTTCCGTCTAAAGTCCAAAACAAACTATTATGCTCGCCAAAATAATTAAAAGAACAAGCTTGATATACAATTCCAAACCCTCCGCATCTTTCATCTGCAAAGCTTTGTATCCACATTATTTTAGGGTATTTACGTCTTATATATTTAAGTGAATAACTTATTGCTCTACTCTCTGGGTATTTACCCACATTGTCTGCTATCCACATTCTGTTTAATTCTAAATACTCGTTTTTTTGTGTTCCAGTCACTACACTTCCGCAGCTTGCTGGATTCATAGCGTAGCCATACTGTAAAACTCCTTTTATTTCTCCATCTACAAACAAACCTAAGTGTATGTAAGTAGCGTTATAAAATTTACCGCTGTAGTGATTCTTTACTATTAAATCATTCGCAAGGTTTCTGTCTATTTCTTTTATATAAAATTCATCTGTGCCAAAACCTAAACAGACTGCATCCCCCCATAATGAAGATTGTGCTGAGTATATGTATTGTTTCTTCATCATCTTTTTAGGTAAACATTAAAACTTTTGTCAATGGCATCTTTAGTAAAAGTGCAATTTTGCATTGAATTATAATGGTAAAAAGTAAAATCAATTAGTAAATTTAATATTTCATCATTAGACATACACATTATGTTATTATTATTTTTAATCTTATTAAATACTGGGATAATACTTCCGCCATTTAGTTTCATAGCTTTACCATTTTTATTTAAGTGCTTTATTAATCTTCCATCATATAAATAATTTTGCCCCAAATACTCGACAATTTCTAAAAGTCTATTGTGGTTTTTAGGTAATTTGCAAACACCTTTTTTAACATTGTTTGTACAACCTAAAAAAATAGAAATTAAAGACGGGATAGTAAAAAGTTTTCCATAAACACCCTCAGCTTCCTTTAAGTTGTTTGGGCTTTTCATAACCTCTAATAAAAACCTTTTATAATCTTTATTCCCACTACCAGCATAGCTAACAATGTAATCAATGACTTTTAAAGATTTTCCTCTTGTGTTAAAAGATATAAATGTTTCTCTTGCTTCTTCATTGTCTTTAACTTGTTTTTCTAAAACATTAATCTTTCTGTATTTAAGATAATCGAAAACAGCACTACATAAGTGGTTTCCATCAGTTAATATTTTAGTTCGGTTTTTAGTTATACATATAAGAACATCCCGAAGCTGTCCGTTTTCAGATACTGCTTCAGCTAAATCTTTTACATTCTTTTCGTTTTTCCATCTTTGCCAAGTTGGTATAATTACATTATTAAAATCTTTTTTTGTGTAAGATGTTTTTTTTATTGTTTTCATTTTGTTTTTGTTTTTACGTTATTATTATAATTCTCCAGTTAAGCAATAATTGTCTAAGTCTGCCCCTTCTATAAAGAACTTGTTGTATAAGTCTAGGGCTTTTTCTACTTTCTCTTCACCTCTGTAGTAAAACTCTTCTGAGCAGTTAAATATCCCTATGTCTAAAGATCCTTTGTCTAATACTAAAAAGTGAAAGTCTTTGTATTCTTTTTTGAACAAATTACAATAAAGATAGCATTGAACGTCATAGCCGTACTTATTAGCAGAGTGGTGAAAGTCTTTTAAATTAGAAGCACTCGTTTTCAAATCTACAATTCTATTTGTAGCTAGAACGTCTGCTTTGCCCCTAAAGGGATAGTCTAAGACATTGTCTATAGCTGGGACTTCAAAATCTGCCTTAGTGATTAATTGTTTAGCGTATTCGTTTCTATAAAACGCATCTACAAGCCTCTCAGCGTCCCCTCTCTCTTTTGCTGTAAATACTCTGGGGTTTTTGGCCTTTGCCTCTCTAAACTTCTTTGTGTTCTTAGATTGTACCTCTACAAACTCTTGAGCAGAGAATACCTCTGGTTCTAGTATGGCGGTATGAAATAACCAGCCGTCCCTTAGTGCTTGACTATCCGAACTGCCGTACTGTAAACTAAACTTGTAAGTTTTGGGGCTTGACAATAACAATTTAAGACTACTGCTACTTAGTGCAAGTTCGTTTAGTTCCCCATAATAAAAGGTGTCATCGTCCATCCGTTTAAGCAGTTCTGCTTTGTCGTAGTATTTGCCGTCTAGTAGTTTGATTTTATCCATAGTTTACTCTTTAATAAAAGCCACCCAGTGAGTTTTCATTGCCTTCCCGCTTTTATGTCCGTACAAAGGTTTTTTGTCCGTTAGTTTTAATATTTCTTTTATAGGTATTCTGCACTCATTCCACTTAAATATAAGAGTTCCGTTTGGTTTCAATACTCTAAAACATTCTGTAAAACCTTTTTGTAGCATACTCCGCCAGTCTCCAGTCAAATTACCGTATTGTTTAGTTATTAAGCCTGTCGGATTGTCTTGAGGTATATGAGGGGGGTCAAAAACAATGTGCCAAAAAGTGTTGTCTGGTTGTTTTATATTTGTGAAGTCCCCCACTATGTCTGGGTTTATTTTTAAAGTTGTCCCCTTTGGGTAGGCAGCATTGGGCTCAATTTTGTACTCTTTTTGTCTCTTATCTAAATACAAAACTCTTTTGTCTTGCTTGTCAAACCACATACCTTTGAGGCCACAACAAACGTCTAATACTTTCTTACTCATCCCGTTTCTTTTGGCAGATTAACTCTTCTATCTCGTAAAGCTGTTCTGCTGTCAGAAGGTCGTATATATCTGTGTTTTCTACAACGATGCTTTCTATATCAGCACTATCAGGACTGCCAGGATGGTCGTAAGTTTCTTTTTCTGGTGCTTCGTAGCTAAAGTCTACAAGTAATTTTACACCGCAGTAATTTATTGTCATAGTTGTTTTAGTTCTTGTTCTAGTTTTAGTATCTGTTTGTTTTTTTCTTGTCTTGTAAGGCTTTCTCTTTTTGTTTGTACCTCTAACTCTGTTTGTAGAAGGTTGTTATATAAACCGATTTGAGTTATAGCCTTGACGCAGTTTTTTAAGTCCTTGTTGTTTGGTTTTTCTTTTTGCCACTCTAAGAGTTTATTCATAAGAAACGAATACCAGACTAAGTAAGACTGTCTTTGTAGCAAAGTCATTACAGTAAAGCACAATAAATAACTAAGGCGCATAAAAAAGAAAACACTACTACGCTTGTATAAATTATAATGTCTTTTTGTAGCTCTTGTTTTTTAATTTTAGCCTCTAATTCTTTTTGAGTGTAGACCTCTATTCTGTTTTTTCTTGTCTGTATATGCAGACCTGTTTTTGTTTTTTTCATTGTATATTAAAAATAATTGTTCTTATCTCGCTGCCCCTTTTTTCTAGTTCAGCTTTTTTTTCTTTGGTTAAAGATCTCTTGCGCTTATCGTAGTACAATATAGCATCGATTTCTTTTAACTCCTTCCTAAGGTCGTCTAGCTGCGTTCTCATACGTTCTGAATATAAGTAAGCGCTGTTAGCTCGTTCATTCCGTAAGCTTGAACCATCATTGTTATCCAAGCTTTTTCTGTTTCTGTAAGTTTCATTGTTTTTGTTTTTTTTGTTTTAAATAGTTTATGTATTCTATGTATTGTGAAATATCTTTTATCATTGCTATTGTTTATTAGTAGTCAAAACCTTTGACCTTTGTACTGTACGGCTTATC